CTTCGACCTGCAGTTCGGTCGCGGAGCGCAACGCGTCTTCGACCAGCTTGGCGAGCTCAGACACTTCGGCGCGCTCGCTTGCGCCGGCCCAGCAATTCACCTGAATGCGCACGTGCTGCTTGGCCGGACGATCCCCAGACAAGAAGTTCATCGGCTCCCCGCCCACCACTTGGTATGTGATGTATGGGGTATCCGTAGACAGCGGCGCTACGTCAGGATAAAGGCGTCCGTCGGCCAAGTGGGCCAGCACGACTTCAATATGGTCTTCTGGGGTCACTTTGCATTCCTTGCGATCTGCTCAGCCAGGGTTCGCGTCATGACGTCAATGGCTTCCTGTTTTTTGCTGTCGTAGGCGGGCCGCATGAACGGATATGCCCGGGTTCGCTTGTTTCCAAATTCCAGATCAGCCACGCGCTGAGCTGCTTCTCGGTGGGCCTTCCAGCCAATCGTCCTTCCCGTCTTTTTGCTCACCTTTTTGTTCTTGGGCACGAACTTGTGACCCTTCTCGACAAAACGCCAGTAGAAGGCGCCAGGGCTGGCGGCAGTGCCGTTGCGCACGGTGACCATGTACGCCTGACGTCGATCCCCATCGGAATCCTCTTCCAGACGCTTGACAATGATGTTGTCGAATAGGATGCCGGTCTTTTTGTTGGCCAGCGAATTCTGCTTTGCCTGATCGCGAAAAACCTCGGCGCCGGCAAAACCCACCGTCCGAAGCGTCGATTCGCCGAGCTCTTCAGTGATGGTTCGCCTTGCAGCCGTCATCGCAGCCTCAAAGGCTGACGTATCAAAGTCGATCATGTGACCGCCTTGCACACCAAGAACATGAAGTGAGAGTCGCGCCCATCTGGCAGCGCCGACTCGACGTCATAGGCCTTTCCTTTGAAGAGCACGCGCGCAGCGGTATCAATGTCGGTGCGTGCACGGATCCGAATTGAGCACTTGACGATTGATACTTCGGCACCGGCGCGCACCACTTCCACGCCGCTTGGAAAAAGTACATTAGCCCACACGGTGGCGATTGACTCCCAGACGGCTTGAGCTCGAAGCTTGCCAGCGCCGGGCCCAGGACGTTGCAGCGTGATTCGGTCGTTCATGTTCATGCGATCACCACCTCGGGCCACAACAGCCGCTTGACGTGCTCATTCTTCGGCTGACCGCCTGACTGGAAGTGCTCGCTCACGCGCGCCAGGATGAAGCCCGAGATAGCGTCCGGGACGGTCGTGTGGTCGGGCCCATAGCCGCACCGGATCTGCACCTCAACCGAGTTGACCGAGCGTCCCGTTGCTGGCCAGGAGCGGCCCGGCGCGGCAACGATGAAGCCCGGCTCGCTTTCTCCGTCGACCTGGTAGTCCTCGGGATGGAGCGTCTGCAGGGCCATGTCGGCGTCGTAGAACTTCAAGTGCACCACTTGGAGCAGCGGCGGCCGGCGAAGCGCGATCGCACCCTTGAAGCCGTCCAGCGTCAGGCGCCAGGTCTGCTCCATCACAGCGCGGTTCGTTTCGCCTTCAGCTTCGGTGGTGTAGGTCCGAATAGCACGCTGGATTTCGCCATCGAGGGGCGACGTGCCATCTTCACCGACATCCACGCGTGCGGCGGTGCGCGCCTCGGTCATCGAAACTGCCAGGCCGACAGGGGGAGTGATTAGCTTCCAGCTCATCGTGTCGTCCCCTGCACTGCTGGCGGGCGGCCGGCGCCGTGCGGCGAGCCAGGCGCGGCAGGCGCGCGCGCGTATTCGACGGCGGCCTCTTCCTGTTGCTTCAACAGCTCGGTGTTCGGCACGCTCGGCAGTTGGGATGCATCGATCATCAGTTGTCCACCCTGTTAAATTGAATGGTCCGGTAAAAGCGCTCGCTGTTCGCACAGTCGATACGCAGGTCGCAGTAATTGACGCCGGCGGGCAAGGTATCCAGGCCGCCCAGCTTCACCAGGATCAAAGGACCCTGGATCACCGCAGGCACCAGCACGCCCACGCCCACCGGCAGCGCCAGCACCGCGCTGGCAGTGGTATTGCTATCGGCCAGGTCGTTGCTGATGTCGGCCACGAAGTAGCTTTCGTCGTCCGCATCCTTCTCAAGCGAGTACGTGCCGGCCTGCTGCTTGAACCAGATCGTGCGGTCAAATCGCTCGCCGTTCGCACACGTGACGCGGAACGTGCAGAAGTTGACCGCGTTGGCAGCGGCATTGAAGCCGCCCAGCTTCACCGGGATCAGCTTGCCTTGGATGACGGGCTGCTGGAGCACCGTCACGCCAGCGACGATTGGTTCGACGGACACGGCAGTTGTCTTGCGCTCGTCCAGGTCGACTGTAATGTCTGCCACCCAGTAGCGTTCATCCAGCGGATGCTTCTCGCTCCACCACCGCCCTGCTTCCAGGTACGGCGCGTTCGGCATCGCCGCGCTCGGCACAGTGCCGAACTTCACCACGCGGGTACCACCCGGGAATGCAACCCGACGCGATTCCGCCACTGTCGAGGCCACCACCGCATTCTGCGCAGGCTGCTCGTCCAACGTTTTGAAGCTATCCTCCAGCGGCGTGGCGCGGTTGCCAGCGACGTCGAAAGCGCGCATCCGCACCGAGTGCACAGTGCTCGCAGGTCTGCCTGAAACCGCGACCGAGCGAGCCGCATTAGCGATAACCGTGTAGTTTGCGCCGCCATCGATGCTGTATTCATAGCCAGCGACGCCAACTGCATCTGTAGCCGCCGGGCAGGACAGCGTAGCGCCCGACGTAGTAATGGCGGACACCGTAATTTTGCCGAGCATCGCTGGCGCCGTGGTGTCGCCTCCCGGAACCGGCATTTCCCAAATAACCGAATTGGGCTGCGCCTCAAAATCAGGCAGCAGGCGCAGTTTGTTATCCAGCCGGAGCGCGGCTTGGTCTATGTACGCACCGCTGTACGCGCCCACCGGGTGAGTGATCGCGTACTTCTTCCACGTCGCACCAGAGTCCGTTGTAGTGAAAAGGTACAGCTGGTTTGCAGTGCCCAGCGTGGCTGGTACGTTGTCGTCGGTCGTCGCAGCGGTGACGATGATCTTACCGTTGTGATACGCAACGTGCGGCGTGCCTGCGTCCTGCACGCCGCTGTGCGCCATTAGGCGAGTGCGCACCCACTTGTTGGTGGTCGTGTTGTACTTGGCCGTCCACAGGCTACGGAAAGCTTCGTCCGGGTGCTGCCAGCTTGCGACCAGCAGCGGCTGGCCATCGGCGCCGATCGCGATGCGAGCAACGCTCGAATTGTGGTTGTAGTTGTTGTTCGGGAATGCGATGTCGCTGTCGTCCGTGCCGCTGACCAGGGGCAAATTCAGCGCCTTGCCGCGCATGGTCGTGAAGGTCACTCCGCCGTCCGTCGACTTGATCAGATTAATGTTCTGGCGCGGGTAGCCCGACATCGTGAATGGCCCATCGCCCTGCAGGAACTCCGTCGTGACGTAAAGCGTGTCGACGCTCGCAAAGGCGATTTCCATACCATACGAGCCAAGATATGACGCCGCATTACCAGCAAGGAAATCAGCACCTCTGCGGTCGAACGTGGCGCCGTTCCATTTGTAGATGCCGGCCAAGTAGCCATTACCGCGAGCGCCCATCCACATGCTGCCGTCGAACTGATTGCGGAAGAAGCGGCGGTACGAGCAGTTCGTGTCCAGACCAGTCGGCGCAGTCGTGGCTGCAAGCGCGGAAATGTCCTCAGTCGGAGATGCGACGCCACGCCACGACGTGTGGTGCGCCTCGCCGTAAGCGATCACCTTGCCGTCATCCGTCACGCACACGCTGCCGTCCCGGTGCCCGATAGTCGTATCGTGCGTGCCGGTGGTCAGCTGAACGTCCTGGATCATCTCATAGGTGTTTTTGTTCAACTTTGCCAGGCGCGATTGCTGCACGCCCCCGACGGTCACGGGGGCAACGACATAGACCGCGTTGGCGGTGGTCCAGATCGGCGTGTACAGCGACAGAAGCGAGATCACCTTGTTGCCTGAGTACGGCGTGTTGAAGCTCGCCGGTGACAGGTTGCCCGCAGGCGAGACGCTCGCTTCAACCAGCGCAGGAGTGGGGACAAGCTCGAATCCTCGGATGCGCATCGTGCCGCCCACGGAGTCCTGCTGGCGGCCAATTTTGAAGTGCGATATCCGGCCCGCATCTTCGCGGGTAAAAGAAAATGGCAGCTGCGACCGCTCGACAATGCCAGACCCTTGCGGCGGAACAAGGTTGATCACCTTGTTCGCATAGACAGGCTTTGACGAATCAGTCCACGGCTCATAGGCCCCGTAGAATCTAATGGATGCAGGCGATGGCTGACCCGGCGTGCCAGCCATCGACCACAGCATGTAGACGTCATACTTCTGCCCCACGACCGCAGTATCTGCCGTGAAATGGATTTGCCCCTGCGCGTTCGGGAAGGCGTAGGTGGCCACCCCATCGACGTCGTTGGCGGTATATGGCGAACCAGTGCTGACCGCCATTTTGGATGGCGCGATCGTGATTGTGGGGTTGACGACGTCGGTACCCATTACGACACCCGAATATAAATTGCAGCGCTCGTGCCGGTAGCGGTAAATTTCATGGGGCGCGGTCTTTCGTGGCGGATCGGTTACAGCTCGATGGTTTTCATTCGCCCGCGCCGCTCGTACATCACCGTGGTGACGCCGCGATCGCGGAGCATGTTCAACGCGGCCGTGTAGGTTGCGCGGTCGATCTTGCCGACGGCGCCGTGCACGTATGCGAACCAGTTGGTCAAGTGGGAGACCGAGATGATTCCATCATACGGCCGGCGCTCCACGTAGCCGCCAGGCGCGGAATACGCGCGGATGGTCGAGACCTCGGGTTCCATATGCAGGTGCGTCATAACGGTAGCTTTCTCTTAACACTGCGCCGGGTCGGCTTGCACGGGGTACGCCGAGCCGGCGCAGGACATGCGGAAGATTACTTCGCTGGTTTTGCGGCTTTGGCGTCCGCCTCGTACGGCTTTGCCACTTTGCCGTCGGTCAGGATTTTTGCCTGATCGGCCTCGAAGCCGGCGACGTCGCCTGGACTGTAAATTTTCCAGGGCTTGATAAATTCGACAGTTTCCACGATGGTGTTCCTTGATGAAGGGTTGGCCGACCTGCGGCAGCAGGCCGGCAGTCAGGTCGCTTTATGCGCCCCAGGTAACCGCAGTCAGAATCGCGATCGATTCGACGTGGCGCGGGCCGAAGTCGTGCTTCGCGATGACGCGCACCAGCGTTTGATCACGCTGGAAGGCGCTGACGAGATTGCCGCCTTCGTCCTTGTACGTCGCTTCCT